TTTTGTATCCTCTGAAACTTGTTCCATCGTGTGCAAGTATGTCCGCTTCATCAATCTTTGTGTCATACCATAATGCACCGTCTGCCGGTTCATTAGTTGGTTCACTAATTGATGCAGTGTAACTTAATCTTTTCCAGTTAGATGCAACAACTTCATTACCTACAGTTGAATCTTCTGAGTCACCTGTTGGAGCAACATATAAATTGTCAACTAATGTCGCACTGTTGGCTGTGAATTCTCCGTAACCATGTGCTGAACCTGTTCCGAAACCAGCATCATCAAGTGGTGTACCTGATGTGTTGTTCATTCTAAATTCACCACCTAATTCGTGTGTGATTCTGATAGCACCTTTGAATTCGCCTGTACTAACAACTTCTGCTTTTAAGTTTGTAAACCCAGCGGCTGTGAATGCTGTAACAAAATCTTCTGCGTCACCCAAAGTAGAACCATCTCCAGAAACCATAGTTACTGTTTTAGCAGTATCAAGTGCTTCTTGATTCTTTAGTGATTCTCTTACAGTAAACGTTTCGTTTGCTGTAAAACTAGGATAAGTTGTTTTAGATTGGATTACTGTTTTGCCACCTTCGTATCTAAACAGTTGGAAATCACCAACATTTGGCGTTGTGTCTGCTTGACCGTCTGCACTTTGTTCAGTGATATTGAATTGTGTGTATAGGTCACCAACTGTTAAACCTGTACCACCATTAGTTGGATCTAGGTTGTAGATTGCACTGTGGTGTGTAGCATATAATGGTGATGCAACTGTGCTGAATGATGACGTTGAAGAGTCATAAACCTTGGCAACAATGTTTGCACCTGAATTTGCAGAAGTAGTTTTGAACCAAACTGAACCGTTAGGTCTGTCTTCGTCTGCTGTTTTCCAAGTTGGTCTGTTAGTGTGTTTTGCTTGTAAGAATTTAGTTGCTTGTTTTACGCCTGCTGTAATTCCTAAACCTGCAAGTAAACCTGTTCCTTCTTCGAATCTAAATGTTCCGTCACCTGATGTTGAATCACCAAATGCCAAACCATTGTAAAATAGTTCTAAGTTACCTGTAGTTGCATTTACACTTGAAGTTAATCCAGGAACGTTGGCATTATTGATTGCTGTGTTTACATCTGATAATGCTGTACCACCTGTGGCAACACTCACACCATTAATAGTCATTGTATGTGAATTTGTTACAGTAGTACCTGAAGCAACTGACAAGAACGGATGTGATTTATGCCAAGCAGATGAACCTACTTGCACCCATGCATTGCTTGAATTCTTGTAGAAAATTCTATTTTTGTTGTTTGTTGTGTTAATAGCATAGTCACCTTTTGAACCCACTGAAGTTTTAGGTTTCTTGTTAGACGAACTTTGATCTATGTCACTTGCTTTTGTAACAAGAATTGGTGCTTTTGCTGTAAATTTTTGATCAGTTCTTGACCATTCAAATATTCCATATTGGCTTGTTGCAAGGTCAAACCAAAATGTTCCATCTGTTGGCGCCGCTGTTGGTGCCGAAGCACTTCCAGTTAATTCTGATAAGTCAACATTTGCTCTCAAGATGTATGCTCTGTTGGCTAATCCCAAAAATGAGTAAGCCGATTGTAAGCCATATTCATTCAATTCGTAACCGTGAATCGAGTTTCCTGATGCATCTGTGTAGAATTTTGGATCTCCAAAAGTCTCTGTTAATTCTCTTTGTGATGAGATCAGTTGCACTGTATTTGCATTCGCAACAGTTGTGCCTGCCGCTGTGCTCGAGCCTGATCCTGATGTTTTATCTTGGGCAGATGTTACAATAAAAAGAGGTGTTGTACCCGCATCTGATGGTACATAAAAACTCTCGTTTATTACGCTAACTTCTACTCCTGGTGATGTTCGTGCCATGTTCGTATTCTCCTTGCAAGTTTGTACGTATACTAGAGTTATTTATAATATCATTATGTTTTTATGACATAATTTACCATATTTTGGTACCTATATAGGCGACGTAAATACAACTGTATGAATATAGGAGTAAGACCGCTTTGTACCCAGTGTAAATCTAAACCGAGGGCCTACGGATATCGTAAGGCCAACAAGATTTATTGGCGTAGATTGTGTGACAGTTGTAATCGTAAGAAGAACAAAAAGAAGATCGGCGGTGTCACTGCCCTGCAAAGATCCGGATACAAAAAGAAAACAAAATGTGAATTATGTGGATTTAAAGCACAGGATAAGATACAACTAGACGTGCTGTTTGTGGACGGGAATCTAAGGAATACTAATAGTAATAATCTAAAAACTGTTTGCGCCAATTGCCAACGGCTTGGAAGTGTTCGTAGGTTGGGTTGGCGTGTTGGTGATCTTATTGCTGACGATTAATTCGTCTATCTTCTCATACAGGTCATTCTTATCGCCATTATTCTCTATCATGAAATCAAACTCTTGTTTTGCCCATGCATACTCCGAAGAGTGTATGCCTGTTGGCTCTATGTTGCCTTCTACATAATTGACAAACCAATCTGGATCTGGACCCCTCTTCACACGTATGATTTTGCCACCGTGTGCTCTGATTTGAGTAACTTCATTTGGAAATCTCACATCAGCAATTACTGTGTTTTGTCCTTTGTACCTACCCATACAACTGTCAACCCATATGGCGTCGTACATCTGACCACGCATAACTTCAGTACCAAAATACTGTAAAACCCATCTAGGGGTTACAGGCTTGCCAAATTTCTCACTCCAAAATTTGTCAGGTTGTTCTCTCCAGTGCCTGCTTGATTCTGTGTCACCTTCCAGCATCGCTCTGTCCCAATTAAACATGGATGCGACTGCGTCTTTGAGGCTTTTTGCGAAACTGTCTTTTTGATATCCGTGTTTTTCAACTAATCTGTCCGAGACTGTACCTTTTCCGGAACCTATCAAACCTACTATACCTATCAGCATAAGGTTTATTATACTATTTTTTTAGGCGTTTTTCAATCTCTTTTATTGCTTTTTTTACAGATCGTAATATGGTAATCCTCAAAGTTTTTTTCTTTTCTTTGAGTGCCTTGATGCTCATAACTTCAAGTTGTTCAACTAACTCTTCTAATTCATCTAGCGTGAGGTCAGAATAATTTTTGTAATTGTTTTTCTTCATTGCTACCTATTTAAATGAGATATGTGGTTAATTAACCAATAACAAAACTGTGTGGTGTGCCACCTTCTGCGTAGTTGCCAATTTCCATGTCCAGTTTTTCCATTTCGGCTAGACCTTGCGTCTTCAATTCGGCGCCATTCAACTGCGTGCCACCTTGAGGACTAGCAATGGTAGAAAATTTGCCTCTGGCTTCACCTAACATGGTTTTGGCCACAGCCAACGTGTAATCTCTTATCCATGGTTTTGCATAAACGTCTTTGAATAAAGTGATGTCAGGTCTGAAATTGTCAGTATGCATTAGAACAGTTTCTTGGTCTGATCTTGGTCTTTGTGTGATTGTAAGTTTTTTTGTTGCCACATCGAAATGGAACTGTATAAATGAACCAAACAATTTACCTACCAATTCTTGATAACTTGCAAAAGCAAAGTATGTGGCCAAACCACCAGTTGCTCCTGCTCGTAACAAGTATGTATTTGTGTAGGCTAAATTGAATGGTTCAAATAATGTACCGCCTTCACCACCTTCAGTTCTGGAACCTACTGTACGTCTGAATAATTTTCTTACATTTATTACTTCGTCTGGAAGAATATATGTATTTTGATTTTTCTTCAAAGTTAAAAACGCATATGATTCTTCCACAGCATTTGAACTTCTTTGTCTATACCGATCAACTGCTCTTGTAAGGGCCGTTTGATAGTGTTTAGGGTCTAATTCCACATCTATCATACCCTCACCGAGATTGTTTTTTACGTAATCAAATATTTCTTGTTGACCTGTTTGAAGTTCTGACATACTGATATTTATTACCTTTACCTGTGCAATAAATATGTATGATATGCCAAGATTATCCATTTTTAAGCCAGAAAAGGGCAACGACTACAAGTTCTTTGATCGTAACATCAAAGAGATGTTCACTGTGGGTGGAACTGACCTGCACTATCACAAATACATAGGACCCTATGATCAAGGTGACACAAATAAGGACGGTGATGCCAGTCCCACAGAACCGCAATATTCTGGTGATACTTTAAATGAAAGAACGATACAAGATTTACTCTTTTTGGAAAACAGAGACAGAAAGTATGCACCAGATATCTACACAATTCGTGGAATATACAACGTCCAAGACATCGATTTCAACCTTAGCCAGTTTGGAATGTTTCTAGCAAATGATACATTATTTTTGACTGTCCACTTGAATGATAGTGTTGAAAGATTAGGTAGGAAACCAATGAGTGGTGATGTCATCGAATTTCCCCACCTCAAGGAAGACTATTCATTAGATGAATCTATTCCCATTGCACTGAAAAGATATTACATTGTCGAAGATGTAAACAGGGCCGCAGAAGGATTTTCACAAACATGGTGGCCACATCTGCTTAGATTGAAATTAAAATCAATGGTCGACTCACAAGAATTCAGAGACATTATTGGAGATGCTACAACAGAAGGTTCACTTGCTAACTATATGTCGACTTACAACAGAGAAAAGACAATATCCGATCAAGTGTTGGCACAGGCAGAAGCAGATGCACCTAAATCTGGTTTCAATTTTAAACAATACTATGTGGCTCCAATCGACGAACGAGGTAACATCAGAACAGACAATGTTAACACAGAAGAACAGCGTGTCAGTATGGATAGAACAGTAAATGCAACAATAGACACACCGGCGTCATCTCATTATGGATTTTATGTTGGCGGTGATGGAGTTGCACCTAATGGTCATCCTGCAGGATTTGGAATATCCTTTCCTTCTGCAAATGTTGACAAAGGCGATTATTTTTTGAGAACAGATTATCTACCTAATAGGTTATTTAGGTACGACGGCAACAGATGGATCAAAATGGAAGATTCGGTTAGGGTAAACTTGTCTAACACAGACACTAGAGACACACAAAAAACCGGATTTGTTAACAATACTTCGTCTGATACGATAAATGGTTTAACAGTTAAACAAAGACAATCGCTGACAAAGGCGTTGAAACCAAAGGCTGACAACTAATGCTACATTTTTACGACGGACAAGTTAGAAAGTTTTTAACACAATTTATGAGAATACTTGGTAACTTTTCTGTTGAAACAGGAAAAGGAAAAGATGACACTGTAAATTTGAGAGCAGTGCCTGTGGTATACGGAGATCCAACAAGACAAGTAGCGAACATCATTAGAAATAATAGTGAAAATGCCCTTAACTATACTCCAAGAATTGCGTGTTATGTCAGAGAATTAAATTATGACAGAGAAAGGATGCAAAATCCTTATCATATTGAAAAGCAACATCTTAAAGAAAGAGATACCGATGCGGACGGAAATTACACTGACAAATTAGGTGCTGGATACACTGTAGAAAAGGTCATGCCTTCACCATTTAGGTTAGAGGTTACAGCAGATATTTGG